ATAGCTAAAAGCTGATTACTTGTTGTGTTGATTTCCTTGATGAGAGAATTCGCTTTTTGGAATCTCTGTTGTCCATTGTGAACAGTGATGACCAATCCGTCTTCATGAAGTTTGGCTTTCAGCTCATAGAGTAGTCTGACGAGATAAAGATAACGATTCACTTTTTCGTACTGGATCGCATCCTTTTTTCTAGGACTAAAATAGCCAATTTTAGAAAGTAGCTGATTTTCTAGTTCTTTTATATTTTTTTCTGAGTATTCTTCCATTACCCCCCACCCCCTTTAATTTTTTGTTAAAAATTTGGACAGTCGAGTGCAGACCGCTTACTGACGTCTTTGAAAATTCCCGATTTTTTTGACCGGGGGGTGTTTAAGGTGCGTTCACCTATCCCCACCATTCATCTTTTCGGAAATTTTTGTCATTATTGTCAAAACGATCATGTCTCTTATTATGACATGCTTTGCACAGTGTTCGTAGATTATCGATATCAAGCGAAAACTCTGGATAGAACTCTAGCTCCTTGATGTGGTCAACCTCTAGGTTCTCTCTCGTGACTTTGCCTTCGTCTTTGCACCAAACACATTCGTTGTGATCACGTTCAAGTACTAACTTACGAAGCGCTCTCCATTCACTGGAATTGTAAAATTGGTTGCGTTCTTCTCGAGTTGAAACTTCAATCTTCAATGAATCATCCTCGCAATTTCATATAGTCCATCTGTACCTTTTATCTTCTCAATTCATTCTCTTGGCAAACCCAACATACTTTTGTAAACCTCGCTATTTTCACTCTCTCAATTCCTTGTTTTACATATTCTAGTGAACTCGCTACATGAGTTTTAACTCAGCTTTGTCAAGCGTTTATCTTGCATGCGCGAAATGAAATCATCATAACCTTAAAACAATGAATTGATGTTAAAATAAAAAAATTAAAAGCCCTGAAATTTCGTCATGGCTCTGTCTTGTGAATCTTGATTTTTGCCGATATACCGAAGTGAAATACTCTGGCTTGAGTGATTCAGTAGGTCCATTATCAGGGCGACATCCTTGGTTTGTTCGTACATGAATAAGCCAAAGGTTTTTCTCATCGAGTGAGTCGCTATATTTTCTAGACCAACTTCTTCAGCGGCTTTCTTGATGATTTTATAAGCTGTGTTAGGTTTTATGTGCTGGTGCTTTCCGTTTCGGCTTGGAAAGAGGAAGTCTTCATCTTTCTTGTCTTTGATGTACTGTCGCATAGCATTCTTGAATTTCTTTGGCATCTTTCGTTTGGTTGGCTTGTCTGTCTTTTCATCAACAATCTGGACATGCCAGCCTTTAACGTGCTTTACTTTCAGTTTAACAATATCGCCAATACGAAAACCCAGATTAACACCAGACAAAAAGAGCATGAGGTTACGTTGTCTATCTGACTCTTTGACTGCACTATGCAACGTCAGCCATTCAATCATAAGCTGAACATCATCTCTATTTCTGATTGGTTCAACAACTACCACATATCCTCACCTCCTTTTTTAATACACAAAAAAAGCAGAGGTTTCCTCTCTGCTATTCTTCATGATACTAATTTACCACATTGTTTTTGTCAATTCTATATGTTTTTTTGACAACTTTACATAAAGAGCAAATTTGAAAGTGTGTCTAGAATAACTTCACGCCTTCTGTAAATTTGCTTACTATGCCTATACAAGTACCCAGTTTCTCCGTTCTCCATGATGTGCCAAACTTGAATCCAGTCGTATCCAGTATGTTCTCCCCAACGAAGATAGAAGATTTTCTTGTCATCTGGTTCTAGATTATCTAGTAATTGGGAGATAGCGTTTTGAAGATTTTCTAATCTTAAAATCATAGGATCGCTTGCGTAAGCAACCGCTAAGTTCTCCGACCTGTTGACGAATGTCCCACTGCCACTTGCTCCAGTATCATCAATACCAGGAACAGTAAGATGCTTAACTTCGTACAATCGTTCTAGCTCATGCCTTCGTTGACCGATAAGTTTGTCAATCTTTAAATATTTATCATCGAGTTCAAACTCGAGATAATCCCTTCGTGCTTTTGTTAAGTTCTTTTTGACCAAACCTTACCTCCCATGTATTTTTTGGATTTAACCCATTTGATAATTTTACCGTCGTTATTGTTATTGTGATAATCTGGCAATCTTGCTGTTGGACTCTCTTTGTAGACCACTTTTTCAACTACCTGGATTGCAGGCATCATTTCATCATCTACCCATCCAACTAACCAAGCAGGATTCACATCATAGGTTTTAGCGATCATTTCAATTTGCTTAATAGATGGATATCCACCTCGCTCATACAAGTGAATTGTATTTTGAGAAACACCCGTATCTCTAGCCATATCTTTGACAGAGAGACACAGGTCCTCTCTGAGTTCTTTTAATCTTAGCTGCATGCTATGAACCTCCTTCTAAATCACTATTTTGTTAAATTCTTCCAAGCACATGTTCGACCAAATGAAATGATTACTTTCTAAAAGCTTCTCGCTCCCCATTTTTTCAATTCTTTGATAAAGCCTGATTTTAAACAACGCTTGATTTTGTTTCGAAAACCTAGTTCCTTTTACTGGTAATGTTGCTATAAATGATAAATTTTCGCCATAAGCGTGAATTACACATTTTGCTAATATATCACTGTTTTCCCCTTCTCTAACAACAATTGACACATTAATTGATTCGTAATTTAAAACCTCAGCGAATTCGACTCTATCTTGTTTATTATCTGTCTTTTGAGAGCCTGAATATGGGTATTTTTTAGGTTTCATTGCCTGTCCTTTCAAATAATTTTCCCTTCAAATATCAGAGTTATTGTTCCTGTGCCGTCTGTGTGTTTAGAGGTCAGCGCACGACAATCTGATCCAAACTCAACTCCTTCAATTGTGATGCTATTCTTCACGCTATCAACGTTTATGATAGAATCATTTGATGTTTTTATTCTCATGTTCCATCTCCTCAATAAGCCAGTCGAGGTTCTTGCGTGCTTTCTTCAAATCCTCAAGACCGTTTTTCTTTTGAAAACGCAATAGATACTTGATTGCATTGCCCCAACACCATGCAGCCTTACCTGGCAAGTTGCCAATGAAGTTATCAATCACTTCAATACTTTCAAGGCCTTTTGAGCCTTGGTAGTGGCTTGGTTTGTTTACGTTGTCTGTCATGTTAACTCCTTCTCATAAATACCATGTCATTCAAATTCCTCCAAGCGAAATTGTTACTTTGATTTCTGAACTCTCGCTTTTTGTAAGGAATCTGATGTTTGTTCAAGTAGTAATATACTTGATTGTAATGTAGTCCTAATTTTTGGGCGATATCTTTTACAGCCATATCTTGATTGGCTAGTGAAACTACATCTTTGTGAAATGTAGTCAGGTCTAAAATCTTACGTTTTCCTAATTTTCTGATGCGGTCTCGAATGGCTTTCTCACTACGTCCTAAGATACGAGCTAAGGTCTTGTACGAAAAGCTTTGTAGTATTTCAGGATATAGCTATCATCTGCGTCTGACCATTTGGGCTTAAATTGCAAGTTAGTATTGTGTTTCTGGAGTTTGGCTAACTTAGAGCGCACAGCTTTGTAACTTCTATCCAAAAACTTGCAAGCCTGTGTTAAATCCTGCTCTTCTCTGGACAATACGTACCACTCCAGATAATCAACCTCGTCTTACGTCCATCTACGTCCTGCCATAATGCTTACATGCTCCATGTAAATAATAAGTGCCATCTTTGCGCTTATTCACGTAATACGTGTATTCCCCATCTGGACTAGCGTAAGAAATCTGCTTCTCTCCTGCCCAGCAACCGTTATCACGCATCATGTGGCAATTCTCCATAATCCATTCTACATCAGGCATCTAATAACTCCTTGTTTTCGTAGATGTTGCCGATGATTTCTCTATCGCTAGCCACATTGCACAATCGTTCAAAATTATTGTATCGAATCAAGCTATTTACAAACATTCCTAAATCTTCTCTATATTCGATAATTCCGTTCAATAATCCATCTTTTGTACCAAGAATATCCCCCTCAAAGATTTCCTTACCGTTCTTGTCTTTGAGTCCTGTTGATTGCATTATACATTCATAATCATCAAAATGTAACCAATCTTGTCTCTCTTCAATCCAAATGATAGGACAAGTCCAGTTTTCGTCATCTGTATCACAATTGCCTACCATGACCTTATAATTCATTTCGTTTAGCGCTTTATCCCACGCTCTAAACTTCGGTATCATCCCAAATCCTCCTTAGATGAACAAACTAGCTAACCAAATTAAAAATGCACATGTAATGATTTTTGAATACTGCTCTTTACCGCATACGAATAATCCTCTTCAGATTCTTTTTTACTGGATAATACAGGCCAGATGAAAGATAGTAGTGCATCCATCCCTAATGCTTGCCAAACTGTAATTTTACTTACTGGAACAATCGTTGTGATAATCTCATTCCAACCATACTGAACTACAAATGGCGATGCAACGATTACAAATACCGCTCCTAATACAATTCCTAGTCTTCTCATTTTACAAATCCTCCTCTTTCACAAACGAACCATCAATCCAACGACCTTTTCTGTCTTTGATTTCTTGGTAAGCCAGTTCAAAACATTCTTCGAAGTTATAACCAAGTGCGGTACTGATTGGTTTTAACCAGTAGATTGTACGTGACAGATATAATTCAAGAATGCCATCGTCACCAAAATCTTGACATAACTGAAATTCGCTTATATTTTTATTAAAAAAACTAAAACATGTCATTACATCTCTATCATTTCCTGATGTTTTAAAAATCTTATGCACATCCACTTTGCTCAGCAAGGCCAAACCGACAATCACGACTGCGCAATCTCCGATACTGTCCTTGGTCAGTTGTTCATTCTTCTTGAGATAGCCAGCACATAACTCGCCGAACTCCTCGCTAAGTTTGAGTGACTGCTTGTCTAAACATCCGCCATTCTCTAAATCACGGTCTATAAACCATTGTTTGACTTTGTCTATTGTGTTCATGTTATCCCTTTTCTATTTGTTATACAGCGTTACATTGCTTGAGTGAGTGTAATATACTTCGCCATTTTTTAAAGTTACACGAATGCTATCTTGTTTGTCAGACTTCGCCCATTGTTCGACTTTGCCTTCAACGATTTGTCCGTCAACTAGTCTGATTTTTGCGTATTTGAAAGTAAAGGTCGTTCCAAGAATATCTTTATTCCCACACGCTGTTAGTGTGATAAAAGATAAACAAACAAAAACTGTAATCAATAATTTTTTCATTATATCTTCACCTCATCTCCAATTTTTACTTTTTCGTACACGTCCTTCGTAACTACGAACACCCCATAATCACGAATTGTGATTGTGTACAATTTCCCATGTCGTCCTTTCTCAAGGACTTTACCAAATATTTCAGCGCCTGCGTTATCCGCCTTGTAGATAACCATTGGCTTTTTCTCTTCCAAATCTCGAATCCTGTCCATCTGCCAGATGTTCAATCCAGCAGATAGTAAAATCCAGATAGCTATGAATCGTTTCATGCTACACCCTTTCTCCTGTTATTTGATTTTCTAAAACCCTAAGCTTAAAGCAACCATTGTCACTTGTATGAAACACTGTGATTTCTTCAGCCCATTGGCTTCGTGTGTAAGGGTATCTGTTTGGTCTCTTCATGTTACCACCTCACATATAAATATTTAGTATCAATATCTTGTTCTAAAATAC